TGGCGTAGTAGTAATACGATACCAATTTAAATAATTATGGCACATTTTGCAAAGATATCAGAAGAGAATATAGTTTTAAATGTAGTGCGTATCGATGACAAAGATATGTTAAACGCTGATGGTATTGAAGATGAATCAGTAGGTCAACAATATTTAGAAACACACAATAATTGGCCAGCACATTTATGGATTCAAACTTCTTATAATACTTGGCACAAACAACACTCATTAAATGGTAATCAGTTAAGAGGAAACTATGCAACCATAGGTTCTGAATGGGATTCAGAAAATGAAATTTTTTGGCCAGAAAAAGATTTTCCTTCATGGGTTAAAGATATACCAAATGCAAAATGGATTTCTCCAATAGGAGAAAAACCCGAATTAACATCAGAGCAACAATCACAAAATGATGCAGAAACTCACTTGTGGGCATATGATTGGAATGAAGCTGGTCAGTCTTGGGACTTGACAAATAAATTAGCATAATTTATATCGTTATTAAACATATAAAAAATATGCACAAGAAAGTATTAAGTGAACAAGTTTTGTATTATGGTGATGTAAAAATGCCTGAGGGTTGGGAAATAAATCCTTTAAATCTTTGTAAACAACTTTTTGATTCTTTATATCACGAAAAAGATTGTCACTATTGTAAAGACTGGGATAAATTAAATACTTACATAAGAGAACACATTAGAATTAAACATAATTTAATAATAGAAACTAAAGACTCTTGGGCTAACGCCTACATTCCAAATGAAAAAACTAAAACTTTAAATCACGTAGATCCTATGAATTTAGCTGATTCTGCTGATTTAGTTTTATTATATGGAATAAATACATTAGATTGTAAAATTGTAATAAATTTTGATGACAATAAAGAAAAAGGAAAAGTTTGGAATATAGATCTTAAACAAAATAAATTTGTAATGTTTCCATCTACTAACACTTATTCTATTGAAAATAATCAAAAAAATTCTTTAAATTTTATACAGACTATAACATATGAACGTATTTAATTATTGTTGGTATTTTAAATCTGCTTTGCCTTCAAGGATATGTGATTTAATAATTAAACAAGGATTATCAAAAAATGAAAAAATGGCTAGGACTGGTGGCTTTGATGATAAAAAATTAACAAACTCTGAAATACAAAATATGAAACGTAAAAGAAACTCTGATATAACATGGTTAGATGAGTTATGGATATATAGAGAATTACATCCTTACGTCCACCAAGCAAACAAACTAGCTGGTTGGAACTATGAGTGGGATAGAAGTGAATCATGTCAATTTACTAAATACAAACTTAATCAATATTACGATTGGCACAACGATGGTTGGGCTAAACCATATAATAACCCAGGTACTTTAAATCATGGCAAAGTAAGAAAACT